GATGACCTGTATCCACTATATGACCAGACCGGGGACATGGTTGCTTTTGCACGTGGCTATAAAACAATAGATGACCAAGGCAAGGAGTTTGAGCATTTTGACATTTTCCTGCCGGACATAGAGTATTATTATATTAAGACTCAGGAAGGATGGATATTAGACCCTGAGTTGCTGAGTCCTAAATTGAAAGTTTCCGGGGTAGTCAATAATGAAGTGGGGAAAATAATGATCATTTATTACTCCCAGAAGAAACCTGAATGGCATAAGGTTCAGCCAATGTGTGAGCGTCTGGAAACTTCAGTTTCAAATCATGGGGAGATCAATGAATATTTTGGTGCCCCTATCCTGACACTCAGGGGCCGCATGATCGGACAGACAGATAAGGGAGAGGTAGGAAAAATCATTGAACTGGACGGCCCGGATGCTGAAGCAAAATTCCTAGCCCTGAATTCACAGCCGGAATCTATCAAAATGGAGGAAGAGAATCTGGAAAAGTGGATTTACACCCTATCCCAGACCCCAAACATTACCTTTGACGCTATGAAGGCAATAGGGGATGTTTCCGGGGTATCCTTGGAACTCATGTTTATGGATGCACACATGGCAGCCAAAAACAAAGAGGAGATATTTGGGAAGGGCCTACAGAGACGCATAAACCTACTAAAAACAGCCATTGGTAAGGTCATGGATACTTCATTGTCTCCCCTTATTGATTCGCTCAATTTTAAGCCTGTAATTACTCCCTATATGCCTAAGAACAAGGCTGAAATGATTGAGATGCTATCTGTGGCAGTTACGTCCAATATAATGAGCGTTGATACATCTGTGGATGTGAATGACCTGATAATGGATAAGGAGGCCGAAAAAGAAAAACTGGCAGATGAAAAAGCCCAGAATGATCAGGCAGATTTATCCATGCAGTCAGAGCTTGCCAAGTTAAAAACGGGGCCACTTAGCAAAACACCTAGCAAACCCCTAGCAAAATAGTTAGCAAACTTCTAGCAAAATAGTTAGCAAACTTCTAGCAAAATATAATGAAAGTATTGTTTTTGGTAAATTCCCTTACAGATGCCTGCTCGTTTTATAGGGCGGGCGGTATTGTCAGGGACTTAAGAGAGAGACGGGGAGATGACATTTTTTGTGTTGAGTATGGGACAATCCCGCTGCACTGGCAGAACATTATGGATTTTGATTTGATCATGATGCAGCGGCCTTCCAGTGATGCAGAATTAAGTCTGGCTAAGTACATGAAACATCTCAGGGTGCCCCTGTGGGTTGACCACGATGACAACCTGTTTGAAATACCGATAGAGAACCGGGCTTATTTGATCTATGATAATAAGCGAAAAAAAATAGTCTCAGACATCCTGCAACTGGCAGACGTGGTAACTGTAACCACGAATGATTTGAAAAATGCCTATGATGGGCTAAGCGGGGACGTTAGGGTCATACCAAATGCTTTGAACGATGGAATATTCATCCGGGAAGGAAAGCTCCCCAAAAGGGCTAAAAACGTGATTTGGCGGGGTAGTGATTCGCATGTCTACGACGTTATGTCGTTTGGGCAGGCCATTAATCAGGTAAAGGGGGAATTCCCTGAGTACATGTTCACATTCATGGGTTACAAGCCTTGGTATTTGGAGCAAACCCCCAATATGAAAGCAGTGCCGGAAATTGACCTGATTATGTATATGAACTTCCTGACAAAACAGAAGCCCATTGTTATGCAGGTGCCACTGGATGACAATTTCTTCAATCACTGCAAATCAAACATTGCATTTTTAGAGGGGACATTTGCCGGGGCTGCCTGCCTTGTTCCTGACTGGTGGGATGTTCCGGGGGGAATTCATTACAAAGGAAATCAGGGGTATTACCTAGCACTTAAGGCAATGCTTAATAAAGAGGTAGATATAGTTAAACAAAATGAACAGGCATGGGAGTATGTGCAGGATACACTACTTCTAAGTAAGGTTAATGATGCAAGATTATCAATATTGGATATGTTTCGGAAATGATTAAAACATTCACACTAGCCCATAATTTGACTTCAGAAGTCGATAGGGCAACAAAAGAGCTGTATGCATTAAATGAGGGGACAGATTTTGAGCATGTAATAATAGACCTTTCTTTCCCGCTTATGGCAAAGGACGAAATTCCTGAGAATATAACAAATGCACGTCTGTTTAACAGTAACATGCTTCTGAGAATCGCACGAAAACACAATACCCCATACGTGAAACTGGATAACATAGGGGTGTCACAGAACTGGACGCAAGCGATTGAATTATTGAAACCTGAAGATGGGGATGTGATTATAGGGGTAGACCCGGATGAGAGAGTTCAGACTGAAGGATGGGTACAGGCAGTGGCCACAGTTATGCAGGCCGGGGGTTATGGTTTAATTTCCCTTGGGGAGCCGGGCAATAATGCAGCAATGTTAAACCCGGAATTCCTGAAGACATACAAGATAAGCTACAACGAAAAAACCATTGAAGGCATCCGGGTCTGGGAAATGTCCGGGATCACAAACATGGCCCTTATTGGCCTTTCCGGGAAATTTATAAACAAGGGTCTTGGTGGTTTAATGCCTTACCCTATACAGGTTCCCAGATATGGATGGATTGAGTCCGGGCTGATGCAAAACATATACGAACATGGAGGGTGGGCTGTATTGCCGGACTATATTGTACATCATACATGTGTATCGGAAATTTACGGGGAGTGGAAAACATGGGTTGTTCAAAACTGGCAGCAGTACGGACAGCCTGATTTTGGAACATGGTTAAGATGGAGAAAGGCAGGCAAGATATGAAAATGGTCTTACTTACAGGGGCGGCAGGCTTCATAGGCAGCAACGTAGCAGCCAGAATTATGAAATCGGGGGATTTTGTAGTACATGGATGCGATAATTACAGCTTTGGGGACAAACTAAATGTTCCTGAAGGATTGAGTATGTACAACCGGGGATTTGAGGAGCTTACCCCGGCAATACTTTCAGAGTATGAAATCCTGATTCATTGTGCAACTTCCAATATTATTTATGGAATGGATAACCCCATTGCAACCTTCCAGAATAATGCAGTCAGGACAATGGAGCTATTCAGGCAATTCAAGGGAAAGATTATTTATACATCCACGTCTTCAGTATACGGGCAGGCAGATGTATTTCCTACACCTGAGACGGCCCCAATAAGGACATACAACGCTTATGATACATCTAAGCGAATAGCAGAGATGTATTTACAGCAGCGGGGTAATTTCACAACGCTCAGGCTATCAAATGTTTATGGACATGGACAGCGGGCTAGTAATCCATATTGCGGGGTGCTTGGAAGGTTCTTAAGGAATTCCTTAGAGGGCAATATATCACTGATATTTGGAGTAGGCGACCAGACAAGGGATTACACCTACATTGACGACGTGGTTGATGCAATTTACAGGGCCTTAAAATATCCTGCCTTTGAAACTGAAATTAACATAGGAACCGGGATTGAAACCTCAGTTATTGAGCTACTGGGGCTTATGCCTTGGAAGGGCACATGGAAACATGTTCAGGAAAGGGATATAGACAGGGTAAAACGTCGCTGCTTGGACATATCCAAGGCCCGGACAAAATTACAGTGGACACCACTTGTAAAACTTAAGGATGGAATAAACAAAACACTAGACTGGTTAAGTGCTGAAAAGGGAAGAGATACAAGTAGTAAAGCAGTTGATTCTTCGAAAGTTAAGGCGTAAGGTCTGGACATTAAAAACTGCTCAAATTATTCTCAGGGAACTTATTAGAACTGAGGAGTATGAGTATTGCGAAGGCTTAAAAAAAGCAATAGATGAATACAGGGGAAGTTAGTGAAATTGCGCTCAAATACCGGGCGCAATTTTTGAACAAGCAGAAGAAGTGGCTAGACGACTGGGGCCAAGTATTTGACAAGGTTACAGGTGACTTTGCCCGGCTAGCTAATGACCCTACTGCTAAATTCTCAAAAGCCTTCAAGTTCTCAGACCGGATAGAAAAAAAGATTGTTCATATAATGGACACCTTCCATAAGGACGGTACTAAGCTGACTATGGAACAGATTTCTGATGCATGGGGTCTGGCTGTATCCAAAAACGACGCTATAACAAGAAGATTCTATGACACCCTGCACACCAAACTACTGCCTAAGCCGGAATACTTCCTGCCAAATACAGACGCTTTAAATGCATTTCTATCCCGGACATACGACAGCCAAACGCTCAGTGACCGGGTATGGAAAACAGCTGAACAGTTAAGGAATGAAATGGAGGTTCATCTGGGTATCGGTATAATGAACGGGGATAGTGCCGCCGTTATATCCAGAAGGGTAAGGCAGAACCTTCAGAACCCAGATGCTTACTTCAGGCGGGTAAGGGATAAAAATGGCAATCTGGTTGCATCCAAGGCCATGATTGAGAATAAGCCGGGCCGGGGAGTTTATAATTCAGCGTACAAGAACGCTATGCGAATGACCCGGACGGAGACAAATCAGGCTTTTCTTTTGTCTGACTCGCTCAAATGGCAGCAGTTAGACATGGTTACCGGGATTAAGATATCAATTTCAAGTCAGCACAGGATAGTAGATATCTGTGATACCCTGCAAGGAAACTACCCAAAAGACTACGTATTTACCGGGTGGCATCCTCAGTGCTTATGTCATGTCATCCCCCTACTGATGAAGGAGGAAAGTTTCTTGGATTATCTAAGGCACCAAGACGAATTAGTTGTTCCCAAGGAGCAGCGAATTCTGGATACATCCAAGGAGTACAAGGAGTACTTGCATAATATTATTCCACAGCTGCCAAGCCTGCCTAGATGGATGGAGTATAACCCCAGATATTCTGTGATCATTCCAGACGCTCAGACCTTGCGCCACTTATCAGAACAGACCGGGGGAGAAGTGCAGCGGTTTGCACAGGAACTAGCAGGGAAATACGGGGGAGTAGTCTCAAATCTGAGTCTGAAAGGGATAGAGTCTATTGAGCGCAAGGCAAGGGACGACTATGGGGGCCGTTATTATGACATAAAGGACGGGGCCAGAAATACAATTTTACTCAATTCAGATGCAGACATAGCTAGGGCGGTTGAATCCCTTCAGAAAGATAACCGGGTAATCAGGCTGAAATATACAAGGCCGGGGGACGATGAACTGGGTTATACAGGGGTGCTGATGAACTTCAGGACATCCGGGGGATTAATCTGTGAGGTGCAGTTAAACACCCCTGACATCCTGTATGCCAAACAGGGCGGTAAATTCCTGAGAGAACTGGCAGGAGAGGAAAAATTTGCACAGCTTCAGCAGAAATACGGGGCTGCAAATGAAGGGCTTGGACATAAGTTTTACGAAGAATGGAGAGGGCAGGCCGGGAAACTTGAAAGATACAGGAGGGGGGAAATTGCCCTTACTGAAGATGAACTAAAACTGATTAACAAAGAGTTACAGGAGATAAAAGAGGCTTCAGTAGCATATTATTCCAAATTCTATTCAAAGGCAGAAATCCATACAGTTGATGACCTGATGGAAGCTGCCAAGGTTGCAGCTAGGGAGGTTGACCAGTTAGGTAAAAAACTGGCTGAAGAATTCAAGGGAACAGTTTCAGCCATAAACATGAAATCAAAGGCATCCATTGAGCGCAAGGTTGCCAAGGAACTAGGAGGGGATTTCTCAAAGGTCAATGATGCAGCAAGGAATTTGATCATTCTGAAAAAGGATGAACTTGAAAAGTGCCTGAATGCACTGATGGATAAAAGGAAGTACCCAAACATTCTGGAAGTCGATAATGTACACTGGAATGATAACTCTATGGGATATTCCGGGGGTGCTATTTATTACCGGGCTTCAAACGGGCTTATCTGTGAAACGCAACTAGGGACTGCCGAAATGGTCTATGCCAAGGAGATTGAGCCTATAGCCATAGGGTTCCTAGGGAAAGAGAGGTATGAGCTTATTAAAAAAGCTACAGGTCTTCCTGCCGGGCTAGGACATAAGTATTATGAAGAATACCGGGTACTGGACGAAATAAAGGATGCACAGCAAATGAGAAAGTTAGAATTCTTATCCAAAGAGTACTATTCTCATTTTCAGCAGGATATCACAGAAGACACGCTCAATCTGGAACTTACCAAGGAGAAAACAATCAGCGGTCTGGTAAAACAGATTAAGGATGAATTTGGAATCGAATTTGACCCTAGAAATCTCCCACTGGAAAGTGTGCAGTCACTTGTAGATTCACTTCAGGTATTAAAACCCTTCAATCATGACCTGAAAAGTATTTCAGTTGCTATGCCGGGGGAAGATACGAATATGACCGTCAAAACATATGCCTACCATGTAAACGGATTACACGGCAGCCGGGTAGTTCTTAACGAGGCCATGTTCAGTAATTGGGAAACAATTAGCGCAAGGGTAGCGGAGGATGTTAGAACCGGGTGGCATCCAAACGGGACAGGGCAGCCCAGAAGTATCCTTGAACATGAGATGGGGCATGTTCTGTCATCTCAGGATATAGACAGGAATCCTGTGATTAGGCGGGAACTTTTTCAGCTTTACAATAATTACCTGAATGATCTGGGGAGAAGCCGGAATATTTATCAGAACGTTATGGAATGGGACGGATTCATTTCTTCGTATGGGGCAAACCAGTTTAAAGAATTTGTTGCTGAATCCTTTGCAATGGCCCTTAATTCCAAAAAGCCTTCCCCTTATGCATTAAAGGTTTTAGAGGTAATTAAGAAATACAAAAGTAAAGAGGTCAAAGAGATAGCCACTGATATAGTTGCAACCAATATAGCCCCGGCGGCACATTCAATTCTTTTTAGTGAGGCCGGGAGTACGCTGTATAAAGAAACGCTTGCAAACGGGGCGGTTAAAGAAGTTATTGAGAAAAAGACAGGCATAACACTTGGCTTGCACGAAAAACCAAACCTGAAAAAAACAGAGAATAGATATGATCTTGTAAGTAAAGTTAATCCGGGGAAAGAGAAGGAGATGCTAAAAAAGATTCTTGAATATGACCTAGAAGCTAAATGTACAGACCTTACCGACGGCATGACAATTAACATCCCGGTTAAGGACATGTATGGCCAAAAGAAAATATTCGAGTTTGTAATGAAAGACGAGATAGGTATGTTCAGCCCTTCCCAGACGACAGAACAGGGCTTCTGGGTGCAGGTATCTGCTAAGCCGGATGAAATATTTACAAAGATTGATAGATATCTGGATAATTATAGTTTGACCCTTTGGGACAGCAAAATGGAAGGGGTTCAGAGAGGGTTAGAGATAGTCAAAGGAAAGACCCGCTACGAAAAACTAATAAAAGATGGGTACATTTCAGTCATGGATGTCTGCACAATTATATCCAGTGCCGGGTTTGAAATCCCGGACAGGCTGAAAAAACTTTCCCTAGGGATAGGGGCAGGAATGAAAAAGGGTGCCCCTATTGCATTCGAATTAAAAGTGAAACCAAGCGACGAGTGGCGAAATGGATTCAAGACGCTGCATTCAGATAATTTTGAACAGCTCGTAAGGGAGAGCGATGAGGTTGTTCATTTTGCATATGTCAGTGGTCATTTCAAACAGGAAGACTATCTTTTCTTTAAGGAGAAATTCACCAAGCAGTTCAGGGAGGCCCTGCAAAAAGAATTTAAGACTGCCAAGGTTGTCACTAGAATCCGGGAAGATGCGCTTATGAAGGTGCTTAAAGATGGAAGGCTGAAGTCCCAGTTTGAAACAAACACTTCAGGCGGGGCACTTTCCCCTATGACCAGAAGAGGCTTGGAATATAATATGTTCAGTTATCCAACAGACACGGCCCCGGAGCTTAGGCCAATTTACGGGATGCTGACTAAGGATATCAAAAAGACCCCCGGAGAACATTATGGGGATGTGATTATAGAATATAAAAGCAGCATAAAGAAGAGAACCACATGGACACAAGGCGATTCACTGGACGGTACTTTTGCGGGGGATTATGCTGTATTTTGTCCTTCAAAATTCATAGACCCAACAGAAGAGAGTCTTCCTATGATAAACCTTGTTGGAATAGAGAAAGCCCTTCAGTACCTTACTAAAATCCAACAGGAAGGTATGAAGGGGCGGGTGCTTAATTATACTGAAGCACAAATACATGGAGGGGTAGGACTGGGGGACATAAAAAAAATATGGTTCGAAGTACAACCAAATGAAGAAATTATTCGTAAATTACAAGAGTTAGGAATTGAGTGGGGCAAAACATATTGACTATGAAAGCAGTTAAAAAACAGGGAGAGTTATATATCATTCAGGATAAGAAGGGGTACGGGTTTGTCTATGACAAAAAAAGACCCATAATTAACCCGGTCATGCCAATAGATTCAATAATAGGGCAGATGCATATGGAATTTGAGGAGGTTGATTTAGAGGTTCAAATCCCGGAAGAATTCCTGAAGGGTTGCAGGGAGTATGGACAGGAGAATTATTTAGATTTAAAAACCAAATGACAGGACAGGCACCGGATTGCTATAGTTGCAAACATTTAATTGAGGGTTCCCGGCCTTGGGCGTGTGCAGCATTCCCAAAAGGGGTTCCACAGTACTATATCATAGGGTTTAGCCACGACAAACCCATGAAAGGGCAGGGGAATAAGATTGTTTATGAAAAAAGACCAGACGGAAAGTTGAATATTTGGTAAAAAATTCGTATATTATAATTGGATAGAGATGAAGATTGATAATGAAATGGTTAAGAAGATGGAACGAGAGGATGTCTATATTTATCATAAGGCACAACGGAGAATGTTTCATAGGGTGGCGGGTTCAGGGATGGAATATTACTGCAAGTACCCCGGCGAAAAGCCCTTCAAGGTAGACAGGAATACAACATCTGTGACTGATGCCCTGATTTATGGAGTTGAAGTAAACGGAGAAGACTATGAAAAATTTTAAAAGAATGACCGATTTGATGTGTTCAAAAGAGGATTTTTACCTGAAGAACACCTTTGAGAAGCTTGTATTAAAATTCAGCAAAGGGGAGGTTTACGCCAAGCCCCCCGGCGGCGAGGAGTATCAAATCTTAAATGCAGAATCTTCAAACTTAGTACTGGATACCTATACGGAAGCTGATTTGATAACCAAGATAGAATATGAAAAATACTAGGAAGTCAACGGACAAGGCTGTGGCAGGTGTAACAAACTGGTGGGATGCGTGTGGTTAGACTTCCGCTTTTTATTGCCGTGTTTTGCCAAGTGAGAGGAGGGGCCAGTCAAAAGGGTCTCTTCTCTTTTTTTTTAATAAAATTTAACAGGCAGCTTTATTGATATTTGCCGGGTTATTAGTAAGTTGAGGCTTGCAATTTTGATAACAAATAAACTTTAAAAAGAAGGGATTAAAAGGATGTGGCAATACTTCAATGAAGCAGTTATGGATTGTTCAGCAGAAACAAAACACGAGTTATGGAAGCGGGCACACCCGCCAAAATACAAAAGAGGAGATAAGTTTTATATGTGGCGGGTTTTCGGGGAGCCTAAATTTAGGTTTGATCCCATAGGGGAGGCAACAGCAAACTATAGATATGAATACCAGTGTTTTAATACACACAGCGGGGAGTTTAAAGACTTCGAAGAAAAAACCTTAACTACATTAATGGTCTTACAGATAAATGAATAACAGGAGAATTTTCAAATACCAAATCGGATACGGGAATAAAATCACAGTCCCTATAGAGGCCGTAACACTGGCGGCAAAGTATTTTGATGGAGATATTTACGTCTGGGTTGAGATTGACCCAAACGAAACAAGAACAGAGGATAGGACTTATAAAGTTATTGCCACAGGAGAGGAGTTTTGCGGGGCCGGGCTTACCTATATTGATACGGTAATTGACGGGGCGTTTGTTTGGCATATTTACGAACAATGAAGATGGAACAGGAAAAAAGGAAAGTAGGACGACCAAGAAAGATTAAGGCTGTAGAAATGTCGCTTCTTGAACAGAGGATAGGGAACAGGTTTACAATTAAGATAAAGGATTTTGGGTATACATATCTACTGGTTGAGGGTATAACCAGAGCACAGAATGAGAACTTAAGAACGCTTCCACAGCCGGAATACAAGGGATATAAAAATATGGCCTTACTGGCATGTTGGAAGACCCCAATAATTCTGGAAGAAGAAAATATTTAAGCAGGGACAGGAAAACGCAAATAAATGTTACCCGGTTGCAATTAAAAAGGCAGCCGGGTATTTTTTTTAATAAAAGTTATCAACAACGGAACGGGGGGATTTAATATCCTTTATTTTTAGAGACATAATATAATTTTAAGAATGAAGGACAAAATAGTTAAGTACCTGAAAATCCAATTACCGGGGGTTCAGGATACATTCTTGGACAGGGTTGCTGAAGATTACAGCAAAACTATCACAGAAGAGTCACAAATCGCATCCGCTTTTACGCCTAACATCATTGATTTACTGAAAGGCACAGCCGGGTTTATACAGTCTGAAGGAGACAGAAGGGCTAATGATGCTATTTCATCTTATCGCGAAAAACACGGCCTAGATGAGAACGGGAAGCCGAAAGACAAAAAGGAGAAAGACAAATCCCCAAAGGAAGAGGATAAGGATGAACCTGCATGGTTTAAGGCACACCGGGAGAAACAAGAAGCAGTACTACAAGGATTAGAGGGCAAACTGGCAAAATTAGAGGGGGAGAAAAAATCTCTAGGGTTGCAGTCAAAAGTTAAAGAAGCACTTAAGGCCAAGGGGGTATATGATTCATTCTATAAATCCAGACTGGCAGAAGTTGATTCTGATGAAAAAGTGGAAGGGTTTGTAAAGCAGATTGAAGCTGATTTCGAGGAGTTTAGGCAGGAAATGGTTAATGATAACGTTGTTATCAACAGGCCAAAAGGAGGAGGGGAAGCCTCAACGCCTACCAAAGTAATCGCTGAAAATATTGCTGAAGCTAGGAATAGTTCTTCAAAAAAGGCCGAGCAAAACGGCATAAAAGCAAAAGAAATTTAATTAATTAATTCACCATGCAAATAATAAACAAGACCATTTCAGGACAAAAAGTTGTCTTTGAAAGTGTTATTGAAGAAGTACCGGGAGGTTGCGGGCTGAATGTCGCAAGACTGGATTACGCGAAGGTGGATGCATCCCTAGGGGTTGACAAAAGGTATATTGCAGCAGGGACACCTGTTTATTATGCCTTAACTACCCGTGTAGCAGAGATTTGCAAATCTGCCACAGCCATTGACGGGGGAGCCGCAACAGCTCCAAGGGTGCAGAAGGAACACCACTTTAAAGTTGGGGATTTCCTCAACGACGGAACCACAGGGGCCATTATTTCTGCAATTGACACCACAGTGGCAGCATACGACACCTTAACTGTTAATACAGCGGTTACCTATGCAGCCGGAACTAAATTCTTGGAAGGTACTGTCACTGGAACCAGTGCAGCACTGAAGTACACACCTAACGGATTGCTGAAAGACAATGTATTTATCGGAAACGGTAATGCAGATGCATCCATTGTTACAATTGGTTCTGTCCGGGAAGCAGCTTTGACTTACCCGCTGCCCGACCTGTACAAAACTGCCTTAAGGGGTACAATGTCTTTAATAACAATCGTTTAAAGAAGTAAACTATTATGGGAGCAAATAAAACACCTATTATAGAAGGATTAGACCAGACTGGTCTTGAATCTTATCTGAATAAAAGGCTTTACGACGCAATGTATTGGCCTTTATTCTTCCCTATCAAAAACGTCAATCAACTGGACTCAAAAACTTTGATTGGCGAACAGGGTTCAAGGGTTGCAGCAGAGATTATATCTTATAATGCAAAGGCCCCGGAATATGGAAGAAGTACCATGAAGACCAAATATTTTGATATTCCTAAAATCTCTATTGCTCGTCCGAAAGACGAAAAGCAAATCCTTGAACACCAAGTGACCAAGGCTATGCAAGGGCAAAATGCAGTGATTGAGGAGTATTACAACGACATTGATTTTGTTGTTGATGGATGTTTGGCCCGTATGGAGTGGCTTGCACTGACAGCAATGTCAACAGGCAAAATCCAACTTACAGCAGACAACAACCCAAAAGGTATTGTCAATGAGACTGTTATAGATTTTGGAATCCCGACAGCAAATAAAAAGCTTGCTTTGACGGCAGCTTGGTCTGTAGCTAACGCTGCAACAATGGTTCCAATCGCAACCATTAAGGCAGTAGTAAAAGCCGCAAGGGACAAAGGGAAAACTTTGCAGAAAATGCTTATGCATCCTGACACCTTTGACCTTATTACAGGGTGTACTGAATTCCAGACAGCTTGCAAATCTTTGCTTGTTGGAGAATCTCAACTTCTGGGTATGATGTCTTTGGACGTGGTTAATAAGGTTCTGACAGCATTGCGCCTGCCTACCATTGCACTGATTGAAACGTCAATTGCACTGGAAGCTAAATCCGGCGTAAGGACTGAAGCAAACCCTTGGGATTCAAACCATATCCTGTTTGTTCCACAAACCAATTTGGGGAACATGCATAATGGCCCAATTGCTGAAGAGATTGAGAAGCCGGATGGAATTATACAGAGCAAAAAGGGGAACGTTCTTGTTTCTGTGCAGAAGAAATTTAACCCGGTATCTGTTTTGACCAAAGGGGAATGTAACGCCTTCCCTTCATGGCCAACGGTTGAGTCATGTTTCAGCCTGTATACGAATTCTACAACTACTTGGGCTTAAGCTAGTTAGGCACTTTCATTCCGATTCATATATCCAAAAAGGGGATTGCAGTAATACTGCATCCCCCCTTTAAAAAAAGAAAGATGAATTATTCAGAAGCACTACAGGGGGCAATTGGGTTTCCGCTATCAGCAAATACCCTAGAGTTACATTTAACAAACAGGGGGCTTGTATCGGATGCTACATATACAACTGCAACAAAAAAAGCTTTTGATCTTGCGACGGCAGACGCTTTGATGAGCTTAGTGAGTTTTCCTAATATTGCAGAAATGGGTTATACATTAACATTGACAGAAAAAAACCTGCTTATAAAAAGGGCTTCCCAGATATTTGAATTATACGGGGTTCCCGATTTGACTAAGCCAAAAGTGACATTTGTCAGAAGAATGTAATGGTAGCACAATTCAAACAGTACCCTAATAGTATAACGGTAACAGTTGTTACCCCGGCCACTCAGGACGCTGCAACCCGGTTATGGACACCGGGAACAGAGACTACACACCAGTTTGATTGCAGGTGTGAAATGAACAGGCAGGGGAGACGGGTTGCAACAGGGGATGGGAGCTTTGAGGCTTATGATTACGATATTCTGATGCCTTGCACCGATGTGACTATACCGAAAGGGTCTAAGTTTATTCTGGACAGCGGGGAGACAGGGGCGGTTAAACGCCAATGGAGAGGTCAGTTAAGCAGTAGGTTATGGGTGTAAAATCTCATTTCAACGAAACTGAATCACAGCGTGATCTGGATAGGCAGTATAGGGTTATTAAGAAGAAGATAATTGCAGCCTTCAATTATGCCGGGATAAGGTTCTTACAGGAGGCAAGGGGGCAGCCGGGGGATCACTCAAAAGGTTTTTATCAGGATGTAACCGGGAATCTCAGGAACTCAATACAGTACTTTATTTTTGAGGACGGCAAATTGCTAGACAACAGTGAATCTGCTTTTACGATGCAGAACCTAGCGGAGATCAGGAGTTTAGTAAAGTTCAAAGGAATTCAGCTTATCGGGATAGCCGGAATGAATTATGCCAGTTCAGTAGAAGCCAAGGGATACAATGTAATAGCCAAGCAGGCAGATATGTGCATAATATTAATTGACAAATACTTAACGGTAATAGAAGACGCTTATGAGCAGCTATAAAACAACTGAAGACGTTGTGATGACAGTAACCGGGCTGCTTGCCTTTTTTACTATCCCTGTTCATATGGGTACAAAACCGTTATCTGAGAGAAGTGGTAAATTCATTGTGGTCAATGCCTTTGAGATAGGGGCAGATGTAATGCAGAAATGCAGGGTAAATGTCAATTACTATGTCAGGGATATTGAGCCGGGAATCAAAGATACAGTTGCCATTCAGGGGGCAAATAATTTAATTATTAACGCTTTGGACGGGGTAACAGTGACCGATGACTACCTGATTGACTTTGAAGGACAGGAGACAATCCCGGACGAAAACAATGACTATCATTATTCAAACATTAAATTCAGTTACAAACAAATTAATTCATAAAACAAAATGGCAAACTATGTATATTCAGTTAAAACCGTAAAGTATGGAACCCCTACCGGGACAAAGAGTATGCCAGTTACACTGGTAACCTTGCCCAAAACGGTAAAAGGTTCAGTTAACTTGGATGAAACTGAAGGGACTTTTACAAAGTTCTACACCGACCAAGACCGTGACCCTATCATGGTAACCAAAACAGAGGAAGGGGAATTTTCAGCAGTGATGCAGTTCTATGATATGTCCTATGACCAAGTAGCTGCCTTGAAAGGTGGTTCAAGGGTTACGGGTGCAACTACAGACTCTTTTGAGCCTGCAACCGGGTACACCAACGTTCTGAAGGCTTTGGAAATCGAATTTGATTCTGGCCATAAGCTTCAGATGTATAATGCTTCTTGCTTTGCCCGTATTACCGGGGGTGGGGGTCGTGATAAGATGCTCGCACTGGAACTGAAGGTTAACCCCCTGATGACAACCGACGGCACCGGGTCTTGGAGACTTTACAAGGAAAATTAAAGTTATTTGAGAGGAGATAATTTCTTATTGAATTCGCTAAGTCAAAGGCCCTTAAACTTAACAGGATAGGGGCCTTTGTTCATTAATTAAGGGATATATGAAGGAAGAAGTTGCAGGTGTAATCCTTGGGGGAAAAGTGGCCAAGGCAGAGAGTTTTGAAGTTAGATGGGGAATACTGAAATTAAACCTGAAAATCAGGCTACAGACGGTTGCTCAGGTTATAGAGATAGCCGGGGAAGTAGGACAGATCAGGGATATTGATGAAAATGATCAAAGATCAATGTACCCGGTATTTGTAGAAAGAATCACAGATGTTAAAAAAGTTGTTAATGCTATTGTTATAGCAACCGGGACAAGGTTCAGGTGGTTAGTTCGCAAGATGTTGCTAGGCTTGCCACTGAAAGACATAGATACTCTTTGGGCCATTGTGCAGAGACAGTCAGACATTCAACGCTTTTTTTTTATTATAATTTCAGCAAAAGGGCAGATGAACCTACTGAAACCAAGAACGGAAGAATAATAGGAGGAGAGACGCTTTTCGGAAGACTGGCAGTAATGAGAACAAAACTTGGACTAACAGAATCGGAGCTTATGAAATCAATTTGGGTTTATATCAATTTACAGATGTTTGATTTTCCATACTGGGAAAGTAAAGGGGGAGAAGCCCCGGTAACCGGGAAGGAGGCCATTGACCATTTAGATAAGTATATGGATAAGGGTTAGTCCTACCTAGAATATAGGTATAATTCTTAAATTACATATTGTTAAAGATTGTAACTCTCTGAGGCTTAATCAGACATATTTTCTCAGGATGGGCAATACGAAAGCATCAAACAGGGGGGTGAGTTGAAATTTCGGGCTAAAAACGGCCTTAAAACGAAAATAACATAATAGCTATGAGTTCAGTGCGATTTTCAGCAGATATGGACACTTCCCGACTAGAGAGGGCCATACGACAGTCAAACACAACTGTAAAAAACTGGGCTTCCGGGATAGAAACGCAAGCAGCAGGCATAGATAGTGCCATGAAAAAAATAGGTGGGGCGGTTGCGGCTTATTTTTCTTTTCAGGCTATGGCAGAATTTTCCGGTAAGGTTATAGAGGCAAGAGGGGAAATTCAGAACCTTCAGACGGCCTTCGAAACCATGCTGAATTCTAAGTATAAGGCTGATAAAATGATGGAGGAAATTGTTGATTTCGCCATGACCACACCTTTTGAAATGGTTGATGTAGCATCCAATGTTAAAATGCTTTTGGCTATGGGGGTGGCAGCGGAGGATTCACTTGCCACGCTTAAATCACTGGGAGATGTTGCAGCCGGGTTGTCTGTTCCGCTTAACAGGATCGCAATGAACTACGGGCAGGTTTTAACCCTTGGTAAATTAGAGGGCCGGGAAGTCAGGGACTTTGCTATGATGGGGGTGCCATTAATGGACGAGCTTGCTAAAAACCTAGGAAAAGCCAGAAGTGAAATTGACAAAATGGTTACCGACGGGGCTATTAAGTTTAAGGATGTAGCGGAGGCATTTAAGACCATGACCGGGGAGGGTGGTAGATTTAACAACCTTATGGCCCGGCAGATGTCATCTGTAACCGGACAGATTTCAAACTTAAAAGACCGGATTCACCACATGCTCAATGCTATTGGAGAGCAGAATGAAGGAATTATTTATGCAGGTGTTGAGGGAACTACAAAACTGGTTGAAAATTGGGAGACTATTGCAGATGTCTTAAAAGGGCTTATCCTGACTTACGGAAGTTACAAGGTTGCCATGATGGTAGCATACCAGTGGCATTTAGCTGAAAATCAGTTAATTGCAGCCAAAAGAGATCAGATAGCAGCTGAAGCAATAGCAAGGGAGACGGCGGCCACAGAGGCAGCAGCAGCAGCAGCCAAAGAGGCAGCAGCACAGGAAGCGGCCACAGCAGCACAAAACAGGTCAACGGCAGCAGCAGAGAGAACAAAACTAGCCAAGAGGGATTTACTGCTTGCAACAGAGCAGTTAATAGCAGCAGAAAGGGCTTACGCACTTGCAGCCGTACAGGCCGGGGAAGCTTACGCACTGGGGGCAGCCACAGAGGAGCAGATACTTCTCAAAAAAGAGCTTAACGCTGTGGAAAAGGCAAGGCTACAGGTTCAGGAAACTTCTATGGCTGTCAATAAAGCCATGACTGCCGAAGTGGTTGTGAATGAAGCAATTCAGGCAGAGGCTACAATGGTTGCAGAACAGGAAAAAATAGCGGCCACAAACGCCGGGACAGCAGCAGAGACAAAACAGCTTATAATGAACCAAGCTGCAACAGCCGGGGAAATAAGGCATGCAATGTCAAAAAAACTACTGGCAGCAGCACAGGCACTACTCAACGCTACAATGTTAAACAATCCCTATATTGCAGCCGCCGCCGGACTGGCCGCTATTGGTTATATAACATATAAAATAGTCACACACCAGACAGAACTTGAAAAGCAGTTAACAAAAACCAACTTAGAACTGCATAAGGAAAAATCTGAAGTTGCCATGCTTTTTGGAGAGCTGAAGAGTCTGGAAAAAGGAACCAAGGAATACGAGGCTGTTAAAAAAGAAATCCTTGAACTATACGGGAAGTATATTCCCAAGCAATTACAGGAGCTACAGAACTACAAGGATCAGGAGGCTGCACTGAAGGCGGTAAACGGGGAACTTGAAATGAATATCCGGCTGAAAGGCAAGCAGGACGCTAAGAAGGGCCTCATTGGAACCACAGAAGAAGAACTGGAAAAGCAGCGCAAGGTAATATCCAAAAAAATTGAAGGAGTACTGACAGCTGAGGAACAGGGGCAGCTGAAGGGTCAAATCGAAAAAACCTTGGCAACATACCGGGAAGGGGTAAGCTTTGTTACCGGGAAGCAACTGGGAACCAAGGAGCTTAATAAGGAATTTGATGCAGAGTTAACCAAGATCAGAAATACTTGGGCTTCCAAGTTCGGAACCGATAATATTGGAAAGTATTCAGATTTTGTTAGTGCCCTTCGTAAAATGGCAAATGCAACCAAGGAGTTCCGGGAGCAAAACGAAGGAATAGATAAGGCGTTTAAACAGAATGATATACTGGATATTCCAGACCCAAGGCAGGGGCAGAAGGTATTTACTACAGCAGCAAAGGAGAGAAAGGCCCTACAGGAAGAGCTTATCAAAAAAACCAAGGAGCTTAAGCAGCTAGAAAAAGCTGAAATGGAGGTTAAGCCCGGCGACAAAAAGAACAAGGCCCTAGATGCTATTGAGGCCAAGAAAAAGGAGATTGAAGAAATAAAAGACCTTCTGGGGATGAAGACCACAGATGAGAAAAAGGCAGCAGACAAGCAGATAGAGCAGCAGAAAAAGCTCATGGATATGGATATGCAGATGGGTAAAAAAAGGATTCAAAACACTTTGGAAACCAATAAGCAATTACTAGAGGCCGGGCTTGTAAATACTGAGGATTTCAAAAATCTGGCAGAAAGCAGGTATAAGTACGAAAAAGAAACACTGGACAAAGAGAAGGCGGAGAGAATAAAAGTGCTCAATGAGCTTGCAGGTGGAACGCCGGATGTCCCTAAAATAACTACGCTCCCGCTTGTAGAACAGGAGGCATATAATAAAAAATACATTGCACTGGAAGATAAAAAGAACAAGACAATTCAGGAGATGGGAACCCGGACAGTTGCCTTTATGCTACATACAGAAGAGGGCAAGAACAGGGAATTCATCAAAATGGCCCAAGATAGTGTAGGCATCCAGAAGGCACAAATCTGGGGTGATTATCAGGAGGAATTGCAGCGTATTAATCAGGATGAGCAGGATGCCTTAAACGACCTCAATATTGCCAAGGGAGGTATTGATGAAGCCGGAAAAAAGGTGAAAGGCAAATATATTGAAACTATGCCGGAACAAGACCGGGACGCTTATAATCAGAGAAGGGTTGCAGCAGAACAGAAACTTCAGGACTCAATTGGGAAGATAGACCAGATTGCAGCAGATAGGACAAAAAAGCTCATGAGAGATATCTATCAATTTTCAGTAGGGGAAGCAGAGAAGGAGAGGCAGCAAATCAAAAGCAGGTACGACGAGCAGCGCAAAGAGGCAGCTATCCTGTTTTCTGATAAGATGGAATTACAAAAAGCCCTGACTGCAATAAATGAGCAGGAAGGTAAAGAGATTGAGGCGTTCAATCAAAATCTGGCTTTTAAAACTTCTTCGTTCTACGAAAAGATGTTTAGCGACATCCAGAATTATAGTTATGTGACAGTCAGTAAAATGGCCTCAGACATAGATAAGATGCTATCCAATGCAAAACAAACAGCAGGGGAGAAGGGTGAAACTATGTATATTGTTGATTATGAAGAGATTGACAAGGAAGGTAAGGCTGTTAAAAAAAGTGTAACCATAACCACTGAAGAATTTATCAAACTTAGGGAGCGTCTGACTGAGATGCAGAAAAACATCAAAGAAAGAAATCCATTTAAAGAGATAGGGGAAGGGTATAAAAAACTGAAGGATGCAATTACCAAGAACGACAAAAAGGGAATTGCAGATGCCATTCAGGAGATGAATGAAGGGTTTGATAAGGGTATCAAAATAATGGAGGAATGGGGGCAGAGTTTAGACCAGATTTTCGGGGGGCAGATATCTAAAACCTTTTCGACCATTAAAGAGCTTGGTTCCGGGGTATTCAAGATAGGGGCAGGTATCGGACAGCTCGCAACCGGGGATATAGTTGGAGGCATAACCAATACCCTGAAGGGGGCGGCCACGCTTGTAGATGTTTTCTCTAGGGGAGAGAAGGCCTATAGAGAAGCACAGAAAAAATGGATGGAGGAAATCATTGGGCTGCAACTTGAAATAAACAACCTGCTCATTGACGAAATGCAAATCCGAAAAGGCGGTAATGTGTTTATTGCTGACTATGCCAAGGACGCACTGCAAAACGCTAGGGCCATACAGGAGGCCCAAAGGTTGTTTAGTGACCAGTGGAAGAAACCTATAAATGTAGAACTTACTGGGAAGCTTACAAATGAGTACATTAAGGATATTACAAGGATAGGTGATTCTTATAAAAACCTAGAGGAATACCTGACTGCACTGCCTATAAAAATAGGTATTGCAAGAAAGAAGATTCTGGGAATAACTGTAGGTCAAAACGATGTATACGGATCACTGTTTGACACATATCCTAAGCTAATCAATGATAGTAAAGAGTTGAACGTTGAACTGGCTAAGAGTGTGCTTAATATGGGGGATGCACTCCCAGACGCAACAAGGCAGGCCCTAGAGGCCCTTATCCGGTATCAGGAACAGATAAATGAATCCCGCAAGGCCATTGAAGATTCAATATCTTCCATAGCCGGGTTTGTTTCCGGGAACCTAGCTTCTGCTCTAGTGGATGCATGGGATAACGGGGAAGATGCTTTTAATGCCTTCAAGGATAGTGTGACTGCCGGGCTAAAACAGATTACTAGCCAAATGGTTTATAATGAGGTATTTTCACAGGCATTCACAGACCTTCAGGGCAGCATGAAAGAATCCCTGAGTTTAACAGGAGATCAGAATTTTACAGATGACTTTCAGGTTTTCTTCCAGAAGGCCCCGCTGCTTGTCAAACAGTGGCAGGAAGGAATGAAGGAGGCTGAAAAGCAGGCTACAGCAGCAGGGTTTGATTTTCAGGGTCTTTTGGACGACGAAAAGAAAAAGGGCTTGCAGGGAGAAATAAACCGGATGACTGAGGAAACCGGGGGAGAGCTAGCGGGCCTTGTAAGAAGGGAGGCTGATGACATCCGGGTTATGAGAGATTTGAATAAGGCCGGAATAAATCACTTGGTGAACATAGAGGCCAATACATTCAATACAGTTGAGGAAGCTAAAAAGATGTTAATAGAACTTAAGGCTATTAATGCAAATACAAAACCAATATTTTCAGGCATAGGGGGATGAGCTACACACTAGATAATACAGACTTATGGTTGCAGTATGGAATCAAAGGGGGACAGGCCCCGGATTCTAATATTGCAGTTAAAGGCGTTTTTGATATGCCTCAACGGCTTGGGGAAACTTTCTACGACTGGGGAGACGAAAATGGGATAGAGCCGTATGTTGCCGACGTGGATATAATTTTCGGGGGCCGGGACGTGGTTTTCTATGGGATTATCCTAGGAGCAAGGGAAGAGGTAAATGTTAAATTGCAGCAGCTTTACACTCAGGTAAAATCCTTTACTGATTTGGTGGTACTGGGAACCCCATATGGGAGCTTTGATGTCACTGTCAGGTCTGTCATCCCTACTTATAAGCCGGGGATATGTTCCTTTGAGATGCTTTGCAGGGAGCCGTATGTAAAAGCTTACCTGTTTAATTTCATCCTGAAGGACACCAACGACGATTTTATGATTGACAATCAGGGAAACAGGATTGTTCTGAACGGGTGGCAACCCTTGCCGGGTACAGGAGTAAGCCCTTATACTATTGATGGAATTCCATTTGCTTCTCTAGGGTTAAGTTTGAATGAGGCTACAGACCTTCATAATCTGGGGGACTTCAAAGATCAGTTTGTCACAAAATATGCCGGGGAGGCTTATCAACTAGTAAAAAGGCAGGGTAACAGACTGGTATTCAATGGGTATTTAATAGGGAGTACGCTAAATGATTTTACAACAAAGGCCAAGTGGATTCAGACCCTTTTTATTAAGCCCGGCCTGAGAACAATAAAGATAAGGGATGAAGTAGTTCTGGAATGTTTTGCCACAGATGGGTTTGAAATTACAGGAACTTATCTGTATGAGACAGCCATGATAGCCCGGTTTAATGCATCTCTAATGATTAGCTCAACTAGTTACATATGAATACAAGATTAGACATATACAGGCCCGGAACCCCTGCCGTTTTGCAGGAAGTTATTGAGATAGATATCAGAACTGAATTCTCAAAAAAACTGATGGGTGACCATACGATAACGGCGCAATTTTACACTGACACCCCGATTTCTGTACAGTTAGGGGATTATATTATCTATAATAACGAGCAGTTTTATATAAACAGGGTTCCTTCCATGAAGAAAATCAAATCGGATGCTTTTGAGTATACGATAGTATTTTGCGGGGAGGTTCATGAGCTAGAGAAGAAGCTGTTTATATCCTCAGATGGACTTACAGATTTTTCCTACACCGGGACGGCAAATGATTTTCTGGATTTGGTTATTCAAAATATGAACACCTATAGCACCGGGTGGCATATTGGAGTGGTGGCAACCACAGAGGAAAGAACCTTGGAATTTTCCGGGGATTACTGCCGGGGTGCACTAACAAGAATAGCGGAAGAATTCAAACTGGAATATGAGATTAATGATAAAACAATTGATCTGACTACCTCAGTGGGCCAAGTGAGGGCGTATGCGTTTGAATACGGGAAAGGGAACGGGCTATATAATATTGAAAGGCAGCATGTTAGAGATCAAAATATAGTCACAAAAGTTTATGGCTTTGGGGGAGTTAAAAACATCCCCTTTGGATACAGAAGCAGGGCCAAAAGACTAGTATTTGAAGAACGTTTTTTAACAGCAAATACTGACCTGTACGGGGTGGTTGAGGGGGTATATAAAAACGAAGAGATTTATCCTAAGCGCACATCCACATTAACGGCGGTACACATCCAGTTCAATACCGGGAAGGACGGGACAGAATTCAATAATAGGACATCCTATATTGAGGATTCAACTTTGGATTTTGATATCAACGACTACCTGATAGATGGAGAGACTGCAAAAATAGTCTTCAAATCCGGGGATATGTCAGGGGTTGAGTGTGAAATATGGAAATACGACGCTGCACAGAAACGCTTCTATTTTAATGAATACGTAGACAGCGACGGCTACAAACAACCAAGCTATAACACCGGGGCCACAATACAGCCAAGAACAGGGGATAGCTATACGCTTGTAAACATATCGCTTCCTCAGTCATATATAGATGCAGCAGAGGCAGAGTTACGTTCTTTGACTCAAACTTATATTGATGAAAATTCTGTTCCACAAGTTGTATATACCGGGAATATTGACCCTAAATATGCAAGGGAGAATGGGGTGTCATTAAGATGTGGGGATAAGGTCACTGTCATTGATGCAGACTTGGGGGTTAATACTTTAATTCGAATTGCGGGAATAACCTTCCCATTAGTAAATCCTTACAAGCTTAATCTGACTATTGCAGACTTCGTTCCTTATACCATACAGGAGAGGATTATCAAAACAGCAGTTGCAGCAAAAAAAGAAACGGTTTATATCCAAAGGCGCAATACAGAGCTGATACGTCGCAATGTAATGAGACAGGAACAGCTTAAGGGTTTGATATTCGACACGGACGGCTATTTTGACCCGTCAAACATTAAACCCCTGTCTATTGAAACAACGTATTTATCAGTAGGGGCCAAGTCTCAAAATTTTGCGCTCAACGGGGTATCAATACAGCCAAATTATAACGGGGACGCAAATAGTCTGTATGTTTCACCGGGTATGTTGATACATTATGCAGTAGATTTTCAGGGGCCATTTAACGACGAGTGGACTATACCAAATCCGGGAGTATGGAACGACCTGACCCCTACTGTGGCCTATTATCTGTATGGGAGATGTTCTAAAACTTCACCAGATGGGTCATGGTATTTGACCAATGTAAGGCTTTTTGCGGACGGCACAGATGGATATTATTATTTTTTGTGCGGAATCCTGTATACGGTTTACAATGGGGCTAGGGATTATGACTTTACTTATGGGATAACCTATATAAATGGGAGGGTAATTACAACCGGGCGAATCAGATCGGTTGACGGGCAAAACTATTTTGACTTAGACCAGAACCAGTTTTACATTGGAGACGATAATCATTCACTGGACTGGAATGTTACTAACCCCGGTATGTTAACCCTGAAGGGTGCCATGGTTCAAAGTCCTTCCGGGGAACCGGGAAGCATCCCTGTTTACAGGGGCGTTTGGGCCTCAAATTCGACGTATTATTATGGGGAGCAGGTAACATACAATAATGCTGTCTGGACTTATAAAAACGCCACACCTTCAGCCGGGAATGTGCCACAGGACGGAAACTTCTGGATGCTGTTCGTACAGTCCGGGGCTAATGGGATTAGTATAGTCTGGAAAGGAGAGTTTGCAACAGAGGCAGCCCTGATTTCAGCACTTGGACAACCACAGGCAGGATGGGCCTATCATAATACAACAGCGAAAGCAAGTTTCTGTTACAGCGGGTCTTCTTGGACAAAAATGTCAGAGGACGGGGCACCGGGAGAGCAAGGCCCTGTAGGGGCGGGATATTTTTTTGCAGGTGAAGCATCTGTCCCAAATGTGGCATGGCAAATACTAAATTATTGCTATAGGGACACTGATAACGGGGTTGTATACGTATGGAATGGAACTACTTGGACGCTGATGCTACAGGACGGCAATGATGGGACACCCGGCACCAACGGCACCAACGGGAACGGGGTATTTATCACTTATCACAACAACCCAATATCTGTAGCCCCTGCAACCCCTACAGGAGACGGTACAGCAGGAGGGTGGCATACGGCCCCTTCAGTTGCCGCTAACTGGATGTCCCAGAAGGTTGCGCCAAACGCAAGCAGCGGACAATGGGGTTCCCCGCTATGCATTACCGGGGCAGACGGATCAAACGGACTGAATGGTACTAATGGAATAAATTCATACCTGCATATTGCATATGCAAATGACCAACTAGGAACAGGCTTTTCAAAAACAAACGCAAACGGGAAAGCCTATATGGGCACATACACCGACAGCTCCCCTGTGGGCAGTGATAGTTATGCGGCCTATACATGGATACTAGTTAAAGGTGCAGACGGCGCAAATGGCCCTATGATTAACTTAAGGGGCACATTTTCAGCCTTAACCCCCTACTTCAATACCAGTATTGTCAGGGATGTGGTTAAATACATAGATGCATATTATTTATTCAAGGGGGCAACCGGGACAAGTGGGGCGTGGGATGTGAATAACTGGGAACCATTTGGGTCATCATGGTCTAGCGTGGCAACCGGGTTACTTCTTGCAGAGATGTCAACAATCGAAAACCTGTATGTTCAGGATTTTCATGGGATAGCCGTTCCAGTTGGAGATTTCGACGGTACGGAGGGGATCATACAGAGTAATATTGCCCCAATTGCAAGGGTTGACACATTCACAAAAAGCACAGACCCGACAGATACCCCCGTAACCCTTAACGGGTACATGTATACAATGGTATGGAATACAAACAAGGCTGTAACTGTGGGGAATTTCGTATCCCAGTATGCGAACAGTTTTGGTAATCTTACCCTTACGAATATGGGGAATGGAGTATTCACAGCAACGGCAAATGTGCCGGGCGTGGATTTTTATGGTTCTACCGGGTTTCCGGGCGGTACGGTTGTTACAACCATAGCAAATAATCCGGGGGCTAAACAGAAATATGAAATCATTTTTTCCGGGTCTTCAGGTAGGCTTATGTTGCAATGCAACGGGGTAAGCAAAGAAATGGACTGGTTTGGCGAACAACTGTATGCTGCCATAGATGCTTTTATTGCGGTTTACGGGGCCATTTTTACAGCAGCAGGCGCAAACCTGATAAGAGTAGGGGATAGGCTTTATGTTGAATCTACAGCCGCCGGGGTGCCCCTTACGGGCATGAATATCTACAATGTCCCAAACGGATACAGGGGGAGCTTAAAAATACACGGAAATGAGATGTGGGAAGACTCAGAAGCCAATTCCACATATGGGTCTTTAATGGTTAACCGGAAAGGATATAAAGGAGGAGATTTGTATTACAGGGATTTTTTTGTGGGGAATGGTAAGGGAGAAATGATAATTTCGCTGTATGGAAATGCCACAGGAAATTCATGCCTGATTAATGCGACAAGGGTACTAATGGGGAATATTCCCGCAAGTGCAGCAGCAGCAGCAACAGGGGAACTTTATAAAGAAAATGGATATATTAAGTATAAAATATAATCCACTAGTAAAATGCAACAGAACAATCAACAAGAGGGAGGACATTACTGTATGTATGAGGATGTAATTCACAGGCTGCAAAAAGTCTGGGAGGGTAACGGGCAGGAAGGTTTATCCAAAACTATCCCGGCGTTACAAGCAAAAATAGAAATGTTACAACAGTCTATTGAAAAACATTCATCCAAACTGGACAGCCTTCAGAGAGAGGAAGCAAAAAGTGAGGGGATAAGGATGGGAGAGGCAAATAAAAAAAACGAGGACAGGGTAAATTCTCAGATTAAGATTGCCAAGATTGCCATATTTTCATCTGCCGGGACTGCACTGATACTGAAGATCATAGAATTAATGCTTAAAGTATGAAAGCCTCAGATGCCTGTATTTCGCTCATTAAGAAATTTGAAACCCTGCATGATGGGGATTTAAGCCATATCGGTCTTCAGCCTAAGATGTGCCCCGCCGGGTACTGGACAATAGGATGGGGGCATGTGGTCATGGTAGGGGGTAGGATGCTAAAAGGGAAAGCCGACTACGAATTAGCATACCACGCATATTCAAATCTTTCATTGGAAGGGGCAGAAGAGCTGCTTAGGAAAGATATTGAGTTTTTTGAGGATGTGTTAAATTCTCTTAAACTAAATCTCAGTCAAAATCAGTTTGACGCTTTAATATCCCTGTCTTTTAATATCGGTTCTGAGGCTTTTAGAAAGTCTACATTAAAAAAATTAATTGCAGGGAAGGCCCCAAAAGAGGCTATTCAGGGAGCTTTTATGAGTTGGGTATATGCAACTATTGACGGCAGAAAACAGAAACTAAAAGGGCTTATAAGAAGAAGAGAAGAGGAGGCAAAAATGTATTTTCTTAATTAAACAATAAATTGTTGATAAGTTTTTTAAAAAGGTAGGGTGAGGGTATTGCAGAATTGAGTAATTTTCAGAATCCATTTTATTATTAAAGTTTATTTTTCTGGACATTTCTTTTTTTTTATTCTTCGAGTCAAAATTCCGCAAATCAGCCCCCTGCCTTAAACACCAAAGGAAAGGGGGCTTTTGTTATGAAAAAGATGAGCGACGTATGGGATTTGTTGAATGGGAAAAAAGTGATAATAGGGGGTATACTGTTTTTTATTTTACGGGGTGTTTCGGTTATCTGGCCTGAATTTATCCCGGATAATGTATATGCCTACATAGAGGATGTTATTGCCATTTTAACGGGCGTGGGTATTGGTCATAAAATTTACAAAAATGAAAGAGACAGAAAAACTATTAGAAGTAGCACTGAAGACAACCAGTAAGGTTGCGCAAGCCTATGTAGACAAAAAAATATCTACTGGGGAAGCTATTGGAATTGCCCTTGTAGCAATTGGTTTTGTGGGGGCTTTTAAGAGGGTGGGAATCATTGAGCAGGAGATGAAAAATTTCAATGCCAAAGAAGACATCCCCGGACTGGTTACCATGATTGACAAACAGCTAATTCTACCTAACAAGGAGACAGAAACCAAAATTAAAAACAATGTCAAAATTATTGCCGAAATTGCAATGTCAACTTTCGGAGGTGAAGCGTTGGGATAATTTATCCCCTGTCAGGAGAACTGTTAAATTATCATTAAAATTCAGGTGGTTAAAGATTTTGATTGACAAAGTGAAAAGAATGTGATATCTTTGTGTCTAATAGTTCACTTCCCCAAAAGCGGGCTATTATGAAGTTTGTCTCAATTTCTTTAAGTCAAAATTTGCCCAAGAGGCCCTACTGCAAAGTGGGGCTTCTTTTTTTTGGGTAAGAATTTGTCCTAGTTAACTTATTGTTAACCCTTGTAACTAATTGATCTATAACCAACAAAACGATCTATAAGGGAGCTTTATAAATATAGCACTGTAGGGGGTAAATTCAAAAAAAGGGCTAAAAAGGGCCTTAAATCAAATGTAACATAATGATAAAAATAATTGAAAAAACAGTGAAAAAAACACTGGAAAATATTGCTTTTTGTTTTAATCCGCCGTATATTTGTTATGTGAGATGGGGGTAAGGCCCGACGGGAAGCAGCCCGGACAGTTCACCGGAAAACTGAGGCAAAAAGACGGATAAGGGTAGCGATTCATGTACGTCCTGATAAGTTCTGAGTAGTGCGAGGGGAGAGTCCCGTAACCCGGCTAACGGCGGGTCGTGAGTGCGAAAGGAGCGACAGGGGCCGACTGCTTATAAAACGGCTCCCTGAGAATGAAGATAAAACAACAGGGCGTTATCTTTAAAGGTAACGGCTTTAAATAATAAAGAGCTATGAAATACACATTAACAGTTGAAGAAACCGGACTGAAGAATGGTAAGTATTTTTACAAGGTTACCGACGAAACCGGAAAAGTTTGGGCAACAAGACACTCTAATCGTAAATACGTCGCCTGTGATAAACTTGGGAACTGGTTTTTTGGTCGTCTGGATTTGATTGGGAAAGGTGCTCATGCCTACCACTTGAAAATGTGCAGAGAGAAAGGCGTTGAGCCGTTACCACTGGCATATTTAGAAAATTAATCAGCCGGGGCGCAAGTCCCGGTTAAAAAACAAAACAAATGGATACAAAGGAAAAAGAAGAAAAAATGAGAGAAAGTTTTGGGGCACAAACAGCCTTGGTACTTTTGTCTATCGAAAGAGTGAACCACAAACCACATCCCTACACTATAGGGCCTAAGCACGTCGCATGGGCTTCTGAACATTCCGGGGGTTCATTAACAGAGGAAACCTTTAAAAAGGTTCCGTGTGCTGCTCGTGGTTGTCAGCTGTCTTATGCAGAACACACAAGTGACGAGGCTGCATTTGTGCAGCTTACCCGGAACGCTACAGGTGACGAAATTAGGACTATCCTGAAAAGGTCAACTGAAAAACTTGGAGATAAATTTGTGGATGGATTTGTCTTTGTTGAAACGAAAGAAAAATTTAGAGTAACCAAAGAATAACCCGTAAATAAAACGCTATGAAAAATTACATCAAAGGGGCTGAAAATAAACCACTGGCTTACCAGTTAGAGGTAGTAAAAAAGCAGCTCAATTACTTCCAGAATTTAAATAAGGAAAATCTTACAAATGCCGAAAAAGAGGTTCTTGTTGAGGCATGGGAAACAGCAAACAAACTGAGGTTTGTTATTGCAAACAGAATAAGAGCGATACTTAATTTCACAAGTTTAAACTAAAAACAAAAAACCATGAGTTCATACATACCTTCACCAAAACATTTTAACAGTGTGCAGAAGGCACTGGTTGATTTATTTACAGGCCATGACTTTGAAGGCCCCTACGCTTTGCGGGAAAAGCTGCCCCGGCTATTCGTGACCGGGACAGTTGAGGCAGAGGTTGAAAAAGTGGTTGATGACTTAAGGAAGTTAAATGTGCTTTGTGTTACTCTTCAGTATGCACATCATTATGAAGGACATGTAAATGAAGAGATCAAAGAGGAAACCAGTCATCTTATGGATAACAAAAACAACTATAAATACCTAAGTGTTCATGGTTTGTATAATGCACTCAATTGCATAAGCTATCAGATTGAGGTTGAACATTTAACAGAGCCCCTGACTGGGGATGAGCAGAACGCCATGTTCTTTTTGGCGAAAATGAGAGAGAGTTTAGCTTATCATTTGGTGCGAAAAATGCCGGAAGATAAGACTTGCAGATGGGAAGTTGAGTAATAACATAATAAAAAAGAAATGAGACTGAAGATTAAAAACGAAGAGGAACCGTATGGGGAACTGATTTACAACTACATTAATAGACAGTTCCCATACGTGGCGCAAATGCAAAACTGTGAACTGGTTGAGGCAGTTTCGAATGTTCTGATAGGAACCAAGGAAGTAAGATATGGGAGTCTTCCAAATCCTGAACATCTGGTGAATTTACGTAGTATCATACGGGAATTAATCAAAAAAGAAATTGCTATCCCGGTTCTGGTTCCTTGGGGTAGCATAAAGGCCAATTTTACAGCTAATTTGGACATTGCGGAGATTGCAGCTTTACAACGTTTGGTTTGCTTAACTGAAGACGTAAAACGTTACTACCCGCAAGGATTAGAGGTTGTTATCCGGGTTGAGGATACCAGTGGGTATTCACTTTTCCAACTGGAAGGCAACCAAGCTGAAATCAAAGAGGCAATTGATTCATATTCATGGGATATGAAAAAGATTGTCAGGATGTTAAGCCCGGACGGAACAATCAGGGTGCAGTTAGAAAGCGAGATGGAAAACGAATACAAGTATAAATGC